TTGTTTCCAACACGCCGAAAGCCTCGCTTCAAAAATGTCATTTCCGACAAAGCACGATTTGCAAGCCGTTGCGACACCTTGTCAGGCGGTGTATATTCCAGCCCGAGCTCGTCCAACACACGTCCTACTGTTGACATATTATACCAACCACTCACGCTTGGATGCGTTGTCACAATGTTGTCATCTCCATAACAGAAGAATCGCACCAATCGTTCAAATACAGTTTCGTCCGCCAATTCCAATGGTGACAGGGCAAACCAACAGTAAGCCATATAAATCATATTGCCGATAGTATTGACAACAACTGTCATAGGATTACCTGATGGTGAACCACCACGCTTGTAATACGCCACATTCAAACACGTTAATAGGGTGTGCGTCATCTCGTTAAAAAGTGATCGCCTCACGATGTCGTTACCATCTGAATACCACTCGTTGACAATGTCACAAATAGCTTCCATCGCTTCTGGCAACATACTCCCATCCCAATTTCCGAAATCTCCATCAAATCCGACATTTGAAACAGCACTAAGCTTGTGATACATTTTCGTCCAATCCAAACTTTCGGGATCGATGCCAACAGCACTCGGTATCTCAAGTTGATTAGCATAGAACGTTGCAACAAATGCAAGACAGTACTTTCGAACCATCATGGTATAGTGCACTGGCGCTATGGTAAACAATCTCGTCTTACCCAATTTAACTTTGGCTAAAGGTCGCTTCTCGTCCTTCAGACTCCCAATCCAGATGTTATCATAACGTTGACCTACATGAAGCGCCTGCTCCATCGAATCCAATGAATTCCGCAATAGTTCATCATGAACCACATACTCAGTTGGTTGACCTTTGAACAAATACACTTTGCCTTTCGCTCTTGCTGGCCTTGAGTTGACGTAGGGAAATCCAGGTGATGTATCCATATCCATTCCTTGCAAGAAATCTTCATGCATAACTCCGTTGATGGTTTCAAACTCTGTCAAAACTCGATTAATATTACTACGCTTCATGCGCAACATAATTTTCCGAGTCCAATCAACTGCTTTCGTCCACGCCTCTGGATGAGGTGCACGTGTTTGTTTGCCAAACTTGTTAGTTCCTTGCGTTATCGGTGAAATACGCGGTAACGGCCACTTGGGATGTTCAATACGAGGATCCTTATCTGACAAAGGCGCTGGCCCCACCACTGTGGGGTATAATCGTTCATACAACAATGATGGCGTCAATGACGTCTTCTCGCTCGATCGCGGGACATCTTTATTCTCCAGTGTTCCTGCAAATATGAAATT